GACCCCCCATGGACCCCGGTACCTATTTCTATGGACCACTGTACCTATTTATTCTATCATCAACTGTACCTATTTCCCGGACTTTTCAGGGGGGTTTTGACCATGCCGACCGAAATTAATTTAGTTGCCCTTAGAATTTATTTTGTAAAATGGACCGAATTGTTTTTAAAGGGGGGAGGGGTTTTGGAAGTATGATGATTGGATTTGTTGTTGGGGTCTTTATAGGATATTTTGGATCCCTGATGGTGCGATCCCGGCAGGTCCGGGAGGTTGGAGTTCAGGCTTCCGAAATGATAGTTCCAAAGACCCCCCCAATTTTGATTCAAAATTCTACAAAACGTTTTGTACCCGAACTAAAAAACTTTTGGGGACCCGACTCCTAATTCGGGACAACTGAATGACCTCCTGTATTTGGGTATCCGAAAAAGTCTGAATATGACATGGTAAGGGACGGGTCCCCGGAAGTACCAATAACGCAGCATCTTCAGACCTAACGGAACTCGAGATTTTCGTTGAGCAGTGGTACGGCACACTTACTGTAACGGTGCGAGACGGCTCTAAGTGTCGAGTTCACATGGTTCCTGAGCTCGTCGAGAGCCGCGACAAGGTTCGGTACGCCGAGGTCGTGGGTAAACACCTGGAACACATCGACCAGAACGGCCTGGTACATCTCGAGAACTTGGAGGATGTCCGTCTTACGCTGCCGGGCCTTCTCGCGCTGTTGAATTTTCCGCTTGAATTCGTCCTCGTTGATGTCACCGATCATCAACTTGATACGAAGGTCCCTATTGTCTGCATTATTGTCGATTGTATACCGAGGGATGACGGCCCACCGACAATGACCCCATGATCGATGAGCCCCTGCAATTTTGTTCCAAAATTCATCCCTTTTCAGATGACGCGCCATCCACGCCCAGTCGGTCAGGCCCCCACAGGGCACATCCCCGGGGTTCCGAGGAAGAGTACCGTGCTGACGCATGTACTCATAGTAGTGCGGGTTGTGAATCTGACCCGTCTCGACCCGACCGGTCCGCCAACTAAACGGCGTGTGACACTGGGTACAATACATCTGGTCGCACCCGTTAATCTTGAAGATCAAAGAGGCGCACTTGGGACAGTTCCGAGAGTCCCGGGCCAGGAGCTGCGCCGTGGCTACATTGTTCGGATCGCATGTATGCTCGCCATCCTTGTTCGGCCCTCGGCCCTCGTGACACTCGGGGCAGACCCAGTTCTCGCACATCCCGCACTTCCAGGCCGTACTCAAGAAACCTCTACAGTCGGCGTAAGGACAGGCCCGGACGAACTGGCGCTTCTCGTTCTCGATCTGCCCGCCATTGAGACGATGGATCCACAAGTTCTGACACCACTCGAGATGATGGATATCGATCGTGAGATTACTCACCACCTTGCGCTGTTCGGACCCCATTTTTTGCTGTAAAATTGCAGCTTCGGTCTCGGACGCGATTCCATGTTGGACCATGAAGAGGTTCAGGTTGCGATTGATTATATTGGCCCAGTTTTCATTGGCCTTCTCGATCGAATGGCGGATCTGCCCGATCTGGGAAGTTAGGGCCCGAATTTTCTTTTCAATTTCAACATAGGGCTGGGTCGCCGGCATGAGACTCCGCTCGCGCTCAAGGAGCAGTGCCTCCCGACGCGCCTTGAAGGTTCGGGTCACGAATTTCTGAGTAAAATTTTCGACCAGGACCTCACGGGTCCAGCCTCGGCGGCAGTTCATGCAGTGAGGGTCCTCGGATGTCTCGAGGAGATAACGCTCAGCGCATGTACTACATGTTTCGTACCGACAATATCTACACGACACTTTGGCATGATTCGATCGATTATATGACTCGCAGCATATACTACAGGTCATTCGTCGTTACAATCTACACGGGTTTTCGTTTTATCTGACGACCTGAGGTGGGGTGGGACGTAGGCGGGAGTTGGTGGACGCGGCGCGACCTTGATGCCGTGCTTCGAGACGGCGACTGGAGGCGGATCGGGCCAGTCGTCGTCGGTCATATCGGCCCAACGGACCTTACTCATTATTAAACTAATTCATCTTTTTCTTAACTGCCTTGATGACCTTGGGCTTGGGCTTGGGGGTCGACTTGGAGGCCGCGGGCCACTTTGCGAAAATGAGCTCCAGGTCGGCCGTCCGCTTCTCGTAGGTCTCATTCATGCGTCGGTCATAGTCAATGGCCTTCTGGATCCGCTCCTCAGGATACCCGGCGGCGCGGAGCGCCTTAACGTACTCCCCGATGGGAGGGCGGTTCGGGCAATACTTGGCGAGGATCTTGATGATGGGCTCGGTGTCAATAACGAGAGAGGTCGCATGCTCGCGAGGCGGCGGGGGTGGGTGGTCCCGGAACCACTCCTCGCACCGGGTTATATAAGCCTCGCGAAGCGAAGGGTCCATAGAGCGAGCGATGAGCCGATAGTCGATAGATGGCGTCCAGGCCTTCCGGGCCGCCTGGGGAGTCGCCTGACTCCGCATTTTCGTCACGATATCACATAACAGGCCAGGAGGAAGGACCTGAGGCAAGGGGCCGCTGGTGAAGCAACCGGTGCGAAAAGGGCGGGGATTGGGACGCTTATACATTTTGGTCTTGAATTCATATACGGCCGCCATCTTCTGGCTCTTGCAGCACACTTTTTTTGTGGCTCTATAACAGCTCATGTCGATCCTGGCGACATTGATAAAAATTATTCATTTTTTGGTGGTGGTCTTTATCGTGGTGACGCCGTTTTGCGGCACGCCCTATATGCTTTCGCTGCACCTCCTGGTGGTCCCGTTGATTCTCGGACACTGGGCCACGAATCAAACGATCTGTGCGCTGACCGAGATCGAGAAGCTGCTATCGGGTAAGACGTGTGACGAAGAGACGTTTTTTGGCCGGCTCGTGGGTCCGGTCTACAAATTTAAGACGCAAAAGGAGGAGAACCTGTTCGTGTGGACTCTGATGATAACGCTGTGGCTCGTAACGTTCACTAAATTACAAGCCAATGACTTTGCTTATTTGCGCGGCGAAAAGGAGCGGCTGCTTGCTCTGTGGCGCTCGATCTAGTCCTCGTCCTCGTACTCGTCCTCGACCGCGAGGTGCCCGTCCTCGGACTCGGCGTCGGACTCGGGCTCGGAGCCGTCAGCCTCCTCGAGGAGGGCCGCCAGGCGCGACTCGACCGACACCGGCTTGATCGGCCCAGTGTGGGGCGCGACCAGCTCGAAGTCGGCCGTCTCGGCCAGGGCGTTGCCGTGCGACTGGCACAGGTCGCAGGCGTCGACCACGCCGGCCGTCAGGTCGTGCGTATGGACCGGGGCCGAGGGCTTGACCGCGGTCTTCTTGGGCTCCTTGGGCGCCTTTGCCTTGGGCTCGGCCTCGGTCTCGAGGCTCTGCTTCAGGTGGCGCTTGCAGAACACCTCACCCTTGAGGGCCGCGAACTTGCAGGGCTCCTTCTTGCTGGTCTGGGCCGTGCAGCACTGCTTCTCGGCCTTGGCCTTCGGCACCTTTGCGGGCTTCTCGACCGCCTCCTCGGTCACAGTCACCGACTTGGGCTTCTTGGTGTACTTGCGAGGGACCTTGATGGCGACCTCGGCCGTCTCGAGGTACTTCTGCTGAAGCTCCTCGAACTTGAGGTTGTAGTCGGCCGCGACCCGCAGGAGGAACACGCGGTCGCGCTCGGCCACGAGGGCGTTGATGGCAGCCGTGAAGTTGGCACCGGACTGGGAAGCCATTTGTTTGTTTGTTGGTTTGAGAGTGTGGTTTGGGTTTTCAGACTCGCACACGACACGAATTTTCTCGCGTCGTGTGTGGGTCGTGTGTGTTTGTTTTTGGGTGTTTTGATCTAGGTCTCGCTGACATCTGACCGGCTCATGACATGTTTTTTTTTACGCCGTCGGGCGGTTGGAAGGAAGGGCACCCATCATATTGTTCGCCACGGGTGCAGGACCAGGGGCGGCGTTCAGGCTCGTACCGGACGCGGCGTTCGCACCGGCCGCGCCGCGGCGGGCAGCCACTCCGGCCATTATGATCGGCAGTAGGATCGGCATTATGCCAACCAGCAATAATAGCATGACCCACCCTGCCTTCGTCTTCACCTTGGGATCACGAATCCGCATAATCGGGAGGATCCATCCAAACCAAAGGTAAGCGCCCACCACGATGAGACCTCCAATGATGCGCGCCCCCTCGGGTGACAAAAGAAGAAGCCAAAGGGGTGGGGCGCCGGACGACATATATTCTTTCATAAGATTTTATTTGAAATTTCCTTCACGAATCCAGGCGTTGCAGACGTACTTGACACCCGAACCGACCGGGAGCCCAGCGTGGATCGCAAGTGGATGACACCGGGCGTCATCATGGCCCAGCGGTCTGAAGAAAATTGCCGACCCTGGGGCGGCCTTGAGCTTTTTGTCTCCAAAATTCGGAAAGTGAGTCTCACCCTCGGTGAAATCGTCGTTGAGGTAAATCAAAAGTGTGCCGATACGTTGACCGCCCCGGTTCTCAAAGTCGATACAGGCCTGAGAATCGTCACAGCATGAATCGTGGTGGGCCTTGTAGTACGTCCCAGGCGTGTACTTGACGACCTGGAGATCCTCACAGTTACACATTTGCTTTCCGGTAATTTCACAGGCCCGTTTTAGAATCTTCCGAGCTATCGGGTCGTTCTTGGAAACCCATGCGGTCTGGCTCGTCCGGGTAGAATCTCCACCCGGAATTCCGACCAGCTCGCTCCGACTGAATTTTGGTTCTGAAATATCTATAAGTCGTTTACACTCGGTTCGGGAAATCACCGAATCGACAATAAAAGGTTCTTGCCAGGCCGATTTCTCACCAGCAAATCCTCTGGGCTCGCGTTTCTCGGGCCACATGAGAACGAGAGCCAGTAGACCCAAAATGACTACCAGCGATACTAGGTACACGCGCTTCATCTATTGGTTCACTTTATTTTTTTCAGAGCCCTATTTACATTACGGGCCCGGACCCGGGCTTTATGAACGTTCCGTTCATGGACCGCGGCCAGAAGAGGTAGGCCCGTATTCAAAAGTGGCTTGAGATTGGTATAATACTTCTTGCGCTTTCGCACGATATTTAAAAGACGGGCGGTCCGCTCGGCGTTCTTCTGACCCTTCTCCTTTACGATACCGGTGATTGGATTTCGTTTCGCAATCATACCTTTGTGAACGAACGAGCCTGAAAGGAGCGCCATGGAGTCCCTCAACTGGTATCGGAGACGTTGTATCGGGATACCGGTCCGCATCGAGAAGGGCATATGGAGCATGTGGCGCGAGGCCCCGGGGTACACGGCCAGAGCCGTGTCGACCAAATCGGTCTCTTCGTTTTGGCCCGTCACAATTTTGTACGAAATTACCTGGTAGACCATCCGCTTCGTGCCCGGGACCTGGATTCTGGGATGGTCGAAGCGGGTCCGGCCAAAGGTCGAGACTCTGAGACGGGCATTGGCCCCTATGTAATTCTTGTTGAGCCACTTGACGAAGGCCGTGAGGTGCTGGGTCATAATGCGCCGCATGACATTCACGTACGTCGCCACCTGTGCGTCCGAACGGAGCTTTCGGGGCAGACCGAAAGTAAAATCAAAATCGGACGTGCGGCGGATCTTCAGGGGAAGAGGTCTCTTACGCGCCTCGAGGTACAGTCGGACGCCCATTCCTCCAGTACAGAATATCACGAGGCCCCCGCCATACGGCCTCACGAGTCGAGTCGTGTTCTTCGAAAAGTCCATGAAGAGTCGAGGGAGGGCCCAGGCCAGGGATCGATTCGTCACGACCGGGGCCGGTCCGTCGCGGGTTACTCGTTCTATCTTCTGGTACGCGTTAGTCAACATAATTTCGGAATGAAATTCGCCCCCATGGAAGATCGACTTCTTCTTAGGGGCATAGTATCCATCGTACCCCTCGGGGCCAAGAAACTCACGAGACAGGTTCCCAAAGACCCGCTTATTGAGCTCTGTATAGCTGATCCGTTCACCTGGTTCACCAAACTTGGAGCCCGGGACGCTCTTGACATTTTTGTATCCAAATAGGGCCCGAATAATCTGGACCTGGTGGCCGATCTTGAGGCCCGTCCCGAGGACCAAACGGAGCAGGTCCCTGGTCTCCTGTTTGAGTGGATATTTGCTCTCGAGAAGTTTAGCCACGTTTTTGTGGGTCAGATCGAATAAACGGAGATTCTTCTTGACGCGGTACGAACAGGTCCGACCATAGTCCCGGGCGTGTTGGAGTGCATCCGTGAGGTAAAAGAGTCGCGTGTCCTTGAGAACCATTTGACATGACAATTTGCCGAGACCCTTGAATAGGATCTTCCCTGAGGGCAAGACGGTCTCGGCAAAGACCATCCTTATTATTTTATCCAACTTTATTAATGGCAGCGAACCGCTACGTCGGTATACTCATGAATTCGCGCGAGCAGGCCCATATGTTCCATCTCACGACCAATTCGTTCGCCCAGCACAAGGCCCTTCAGGCTTACTATGAGGGTATCGTCCCTCTGCTCGATTCGTGGGCCGAGGCGTACATGGGGAAGTATGGACGGCTCCGCCGGATCACGATGAATAAACGGTTCGCATCGGACCCACGCAAGGCCCGGGACTACTTCAAGAAGCTCCTGGCCCGCGTCAAGGCCGTCCGCCTTCCCCGGGGTGACTCGTACCTGAAGAATATTCAGGATGAAATTGTGGCGCTGATTCGTTCGACGATTTATATGCTTTCGCTCAAATAGAGGATAAATTAATTTACTGTAAAAATGTTTACGGTCGACTGGACGACGTGGAACGTGCGGTTTTGGGAACCTATATTTGAGTCGCACGAGTTCAGGCCAAATAATGTACTCGAGATAGGATCATTCGAAGGTCGTACGACGTCGTGGATTCTCGATAAATTTCCAGACGCCCGTGTAACTTGCGTTGATACATGGGAAGGGAGCGAAGAACACAATGACGCAATGAAGACGGGGCTATTTGAAAGATTTTCTAATAACATTTCACGATTTTCAGATCGGGTCTCTGTGAAGCGAGGGCCATCGGGTGTGGTTCTGAGATCATTCCCCTGTACGGAAACTTTTGATTTAGTGTACGTGGACGGTTCGCATTATTCACGGGATGCGCTCGAGGATGCGATTCTTGCGTGGCGACTCATGAAGCCCGGAGGTTTCATGATTTTCGACGATTACACCTGGACCATGGAAGGGACCCAACTCGACGACATCAAAAACCCCCGCACGGGTATCGACGCATTTTGCAAAATTTTTGAACCAATTAGAATCAAAGAAATTCCGGGTCAACTCATCGTTCGAAAACCGGGGTCACTTCAGGTGTGATCCATGGAATATGAATATGGGTTGAATAACCCGGTATAGGCGACACGAGGCTACGGCCCCGAGCCGTCAATTCACAAAATAATTGAAAATCATGGGATTTTCCATCACCACAGTGTTTGTTCAGGATGTCTAGATCCTGCACGAGCACGTTATAATGGGTCGCGAACGTGAGGGTCGTACTATTCGTATGTTTCCAATGAACGTTGGGAGTTCGTCGGATGAGCGTCACCTCCCCGGGATATTCACGGATGAGGGGATTCACACCTATCATGTACTTATCTGGGTGATCGTAAAGGGTAACATAATGTGAAATTGATAGACCTTCTTTTAGGACTGATTCAGAACCTTCACGATGCCAGTAGTCATCCTCGCAAAAATAAATGAGATCATCCGGTACACACTTTTCGACGGCCCGCTTGAACGCCCAACATGTCGAGTCGCCGCCATTACCTATGTCCGTCACTTCGACGTCATCGCACCTGTCACGAAGCCATTCGGCCGTATCGGACCGGACTCGATCAGCGATGACGTGGATTTGACTCGACCCAAAATTTTTCAGAAAATTCTCGAAAACTTGGCGTTTACAGAACCCCTCGGGGCGGGGCTTCGCCCCGCCGCCGTTCGTAGAATCACTGAACCTATAGAACACGTGCATACCTGTGAATAATTCTATTCTTTTATTTCCACATGGACCACGTGCTTCAAATCGAACGTCAAATTATCGTTAATGACAAGCAGACCTTTGCCTATTGTGTTGAAAACCCTAAGGCAATTGGGACCAACACCTAAACGCACCAAGTCCGTCACGTCGCGTCCGTCGAGGGTTGCACTTTCGAGATTGAAGAGGCGTCTCGTAGGACCATCGGCCAGCGTGTAAACTTTATAAGCTTTCGGGTTGTATTTCTGCGTGTCGTGAAATCCCAACGTCCCGTAAAAATCTTCACCCTCGGTCGAAAATTCAGCACATATTTCTCTTTTTTCGGGAAGGATCGCCTCGGGGTGCGAATTGACAATGGTCCACCCGACCCATACATCTTCACAACTCGGTACAGGGCACTTCTCCTTGCATATCGCCGCCATGATTCTAGGGTCCCTAAGAGAAAACCCACCGTTACCCTGAAACACCCGGGGATCGCCCGTTGGCTGGTGTTCCCAATGGGCCCCTATATAACTGTACTTCATAAACTTAAGGATCGTGTTTTGCCGGATGCCCGTATCGATATTGAAAATCAGAACACGATCGAACTCTCTAAATTTGTTCCAAAATTCGACTGAGGTCCATAAGGCCATGCATTCCTCCCGCCCAAAGGGCTCTGGGAGCGGGATCAGGGTGACGTTTGTGGGTTCGGGTCCAAGTATTTTCGTTATTCTGGACTTGTTCTTTTCAGAATGCATGATGCATAATGATGCATACGGAAGCATACATGAAAAGTTCCGCAGGGCCGGTTCAATATCCGGGTGATCGCGTGATTCCACGAGGACCCCTACAAGCGGGCTGTTCCGTGGATGAGTCCTAAAGTCACATTCCCATTTGACCGCTTTAAACCGATCCATGTCGATTTAAAAAGAATAACTTTTAATTGTATATGAAAGTACTGGTTACGGGATGCGCCGGACTTATCGGTTCGAACTTTTGCAAATGGTTACCGAGCGACATCGAGGTGGTCGGAATCGATGACCTTTCGGGTGGGTACGAGAATCACGTCCCGGAACGTGTAAAGTTTATAAAGGCCGACCTTACGAACCCAGAGGACCAGAAGATTATAGAAACCTGCTTTCCCGTGGACTATGTGTTTCACTTTGCGGCTTATGCAGCCGAGGGCCTAAGTCCATTTATCAGACAATTCAACTACAAAAATAATACTGTAGCGACGGCATTTCTAATCAATATGGCGATAAAACACGGTGTAAGGAGATTCGTGTTTACGAGCTCCATGGCCGTATATGGAGAACAGGACCCTCCCTTCAACGAGACTCAAGTTCCCAATCCCATCGATTCATATGGCATCGCCAAATACGCATGTGAATTGGATCTGAGAGTCGCATGGGAACAGCACCATCTCGAGTATTGCATCATCCGTCCTCATAATGTGTACGGGCCGGGTCAGAACATATGGGACCCCTATAGGAACGTACTTGGAATATGGATGTATCAAGCGCTCAAGGGCCTTCCGATGACGATATATGGTGATGGGACCCAGTGTCGCGCATTTTCATACATCGACGATATCATGGAACCACTGTTCAAGGCGGCCACAGACTCTCGAGCTAAAAATGCCATCATAAATTTGGGCGGCAAGAAAGAAATACCCCTTTCCGATGCGTGTGAATTGGTCGCGAAGGTGACGGGTCACACCGCCCGCGTCAATCTCGAGTCGCGCCACGAAGTGCGTTTAGCGTGGAGCACGTGGCAAAAGTCCGTAGACGTCCTTGATTATGACGAAAAAGTACCACTCGAAGAAGGACTTCGTCGGATGTGGAAATGGGTCCTCGAACAACCCGATCGTGAACGCAAAACCTGGAAAGAATATGAAATTGACAAGGGTATTTATTCTTTCTGGAAGTTGACTTAAAATAGTCGACTGTTGAAAACTTATATGGATGCCATTGACATAGTTTTCAAACAACATGCGTCCACGCCGAGTGATATATGGGAGCATCTTCCGACGCTGCGAGACTATGCCAGTCGGTGCGGAACCGTAGCGGAGATGGGGGTTCGCACGCCCGTTTCAACGTGGGCCTTTCTCCGTGGGTTGTGCGATTCGGCGGTTGAAACAAAGACCCTATTTTGCGTCGACATTATCCCAGTTGATATGGAGATGCCGAAAACTCTCGCTTCTTACGCAGGTATTAAACTAAATTTTATTCAGGAAAATAGCGCCACTGTAAATTTCGGAGCCCCGGTGGATCTGTTATTTATAGACACGTGGCACGTCTACGGCCATCTTAAACGCGAACTCGAGCATCATCATTCCAACGTCACAAAGTATATCATAATGCACGATACGACGCTCGACGCCAAGGACGGTGAAAGTATCCGTTGTAATCTCGATATCATAGCGCAGATGAAATCCTCAGGATATTCTTGGGATGAAATTTGCAAAGGTCTGGCGCCCGCTGTATCCGAGTTCCTAGAGGCCCACCCCGAATGGACGGTGGAGGCCAAATTCGAAAACTGTAATGGACTCACGGTTTTAGTACGCAAATAGAGGAGACTTTCAAATAATACATATGAAGCTCGTCGTGAGTCTGACGAGTATACCGCCACGCTTTGACAGACTCGAACCTATTCTCCGGTCCTTGACGTTTCAGACGTGTCATGAGATCTGGTTGAACATCCCGCTCAAGTACGACCGATTCCCGGATTGGGACGGCAAGGTCCCCGGGAACCTCCTCAATTTAGATCCAAAAATCATAGTCAACCGGGAGTGCGAGGATCTGGGCCCTGGTACAAAGTTCATAGGCTCGGCCATGCACCTCGACCCCGAGGACCTTATTGTGTACCTCGATGATGACACTGAGTACGATCCGCACCTCGTCACGAATCTTCTCAAGTGGCGCCGGACCGATACCACGAGCGCATGGGGTCTGAGTGGTTTCAATTTTGAAACATATTTCCAGGGTCTGTTCCCGAGACAGCACGGTCAGGCAGTGGACGTCCTCGAGGGTTACGGGTCGGTCATTGTCAAGGCCGGGTGGGTCCAGAAGATCGTTCCGGAATACAAGGAACTTTTGGGAGTGACCCGGAACGATGATATTTTACTCTCAAATTTGTTCGAAAAATATGGAATCAAGCGCCGGACAGTCTACACACACGACTTCAATCTGGGTCACGTCCAGCAACTCCAATACGGCTTCGGCCCGGACGCACTCCATCACACATGGGGCGGGCACAATCTCAACAACAAGAAGGTCCTTCAAGAACTCGAAGATAAGGCTAAAAATTACTTTGGTTACAAATGCTAGTCGATGCGTTTATGTTTTATAACGAGCTCGATATTCTCGAGCTCCGTCTCGAACTTCTCGACAGGTACGTGGATCGGTTCATACTTGTCGAGTCGGAGGTGACGCACGTGGGCGGACCCAAAGAGCTATTTTTCCAAAAGAATCGCGAGCGTTACGCCAAGTGGCTCCCGAAGATTACGCACGTCATCATGACGGCCGAGGAGGCCCCGAAGGACACGAACCCTTGGGCCCGCGAGAAGTACCAGCGGAACTGTATCCTACGGGGCCTCGATGACGCGGCCGTACCGCCCGAGGCGATCGTGATGGTCTCGGACGTAGACGAGATCCCGGACATGAGTATCGTCCGGTACGAGAAGCTCGAACACGCCATGGTTTCGGTCCATATGTGGATGTTCGAGTACTCGCTCGATTACCTTTTCACGGGCGAGCCGTGGTTCGGGACGGTCCTCACGAACTGCGAACTCCTAAAGCGGGTCGGCCCAAATGCACTTCGTGACGCTCGTTGGAATTTCCCATGCTTCCAGTACGCCGGATGGCACCTCAGTAGTTTCGGGACGCCCATGACCGTCTGGAACAAGTTTCAGACCTACGCACATGCCAAGGATGGTCACCACGCATCCCAGACGCCCGCGACCTTCGAGAATTTCATCGAGAATGGGATCCACACGGATGGCAAGACTACACTAACTCGTCGGCCGGCCGAGGTGCCGTTGCCCGGACCCGTCGAAACTCTTCGCCGACTAAACCTGGGTCGGTTCCCATGAACCAGGCCTTGCGACGCAACAGACGCATGACGTCGTCGACATGCAAAAATTTAAAAAATGAGCGCTTTTCTTTGACGTTCGCAAACACCCCTGCCCGGTTGTCAACCAGACCCTGACAGACCGGCCAGGTCGCTTCGCGAAGTTCGGCCAGCTCGGCCTCGAGGTTGTCGAGCCGGCCGAATACGTGGCGCTCGAAATCATTCATCTTAAGTTAGTATATTCTAGTACGTTTATTTGTCGCACTGATAATTGATACAAATGGCCGCGCCGATGGCGAAAAGGACCCCGAGCCACTGGATCCAGTGCTCCAATTTCTCTCCAAAAAAGTAATAGGCCGTGAGGGCCCCGCCCAGAACGATCGCGGCCTCCCACATGATGCAGGTCCACATGAGGCTCTGGGACTCGAGCGTCTTGACGAGGAACGCCAGACACAAAAGCCAGGCCAGAACGCCCAACATCAGATTGTGATGCTTCTTGTCCTGAGCGTACCATTTCAGATGGGCGTTCCCGAAGAGCTCGGAGGCGGTCATCGCCAGGATATACAAGAACGTCATCCCCTTGTAAATCCCAGCGATTTAATTTGTAACAAAAATTCAGAATGTCCGGCTGGGTCCCGTGGCTGGCCTCGTGGTATCCCGTACCGCCTCTCGAGCGCAAATTTCGAGAGGCCCTGATTTCAATTCTAATAAATCAGCCTTTAGAGTTCAGGGTCGCGTGGCTTCGTTGGCAAATAAAACACATGTTCGAGTTAAAGGCATAATGAGGGCCGCTTTGATTACGGGCGTCACGGGCCAGGACGGGAGTTACCTGGCCGAACTACTCCTCGAGAAGTCCTACACGGTCTATGGTCTGGCCCGATATTGTTCGGAGACGAAGCACGAGCGCATCGAGCACCTCAAGTCAAACCCAGAGTTCCACCTGGTCGAGGGGGACCTGACCGACACGGCCCGGATAAACTCAATCATTAACTCATTCGAGTATTACGACGTCATCGAGGTTTATAACCTCGGGGCCCAGTCTCACGTCCAGCACTCCTTCAAGCAACCCGAGTACACGGCCAATGTGGACGCCGTAGGAACCCTTCGGATCCTGGAAGCGATCCGGCAGACGAATTTTAGTTCGAAATTCAGATTTTATCAGGCCGGAACGAGTGAGATGTTCGGCAAGGTCCAGGCACCGATCCAAAACGAGACGACTCCTTTTTACCCTCGTAGCCCATACGGCGTCTCTAAGGTTTTTGGGTATTGGATAACCAAGAACTACCGGGAGGCTTATGGTCTGTACGCGTGCACGGGAATCCTTTTCAATCACGAGTCTGAGAGACGAGGGGTCGAGTTCGTAACCCGCAAGATTACACGCGGTCTGGCCGAATGGAAGCGGTCCGGAACGCCCATCGAGCTCGGGAATCTCGACGCTCGGCGTGATTGGGGTCACGCTCAGGACTATGTCCGGGCCATGTGGCTCATGCTCCAGCAGAACACGCCGGATGATTTCGTCATTGCCACTGGTCAGACCCATAGTATCCGAGAGTTCATTGAGGCGGCCTGTAATGAACTTGGGGTCCGGATCCAGTGGTCCGGGTCCGGGGTCGATGAATTTTGTTCTGAAATTGAGACGGGTCGGACGATCGTCAAGATCAACCCGGAGTTTTACCGTCCGGCCGAGGTCGACTATTTGATAGGAGATGCTCGCAAGGCTTATGATACACTAAACTGGCGTCCAGAAATCGACTTTCGCGAGCTTGTTAAAAGAATGGTCCATAACGACTGTATATGAAGTCGTGGCTTTTCATCGGCCCAACGCTCCTGGCCGGTATCGGTCAGGTGACGAATCGTTATGCTCGTTTGGCCCGTGAAATCGGGGCCGAAGCCGAGTACGTCGAACTCGGACAGATGCCCCTAAAAAAGAGATATGATATGGGGTTCGCATTTGTACTTCCGATCGCGGCCCAAGTGAACCTCATCGATCAGTACGCTACATTTTGCAACAAAATGCACTACATGACGATCTGCGAGACCGAGACGGTCAACCCGGTCTACGGAATTCTAGGAAAATACAAAAAGCTCCTTGTGTCGTCGGAATTCTGCAAGGACGTTTTTGAGCGCCAATTTCCCTCGGTCCAGTGGGAGGTCCTGCACCTGTACGCCGAGCCGCGCGTTCCACGCCCGCCCGCCCCTACGACGCCCTATGTGTTCTACAGTATCGGCAATATCATGGACCCGCGTAAGAATATACGTGGCCTCATCGACGCATATCTCCGATGCGAGTTCCGTGACGCGGCCCACCTGGTCCTCAAGGCGACCTGCAATCAACCCGTCGAGTGGCGCGTCCCGGGTGTCACGGTCATCAACGGGCTCCTGAGCGACGAGGACCTCGAGAAGGTCCACGACGCCGGTCACTGTTACGTCAACTGCTCCCACTCCGAGGGTGTCGGAATGGGGGCCGTCGAGGCCGCGCTCCGGTCCAAACCCGTCGTGATTACCGACTACGGGGGACTGAAAGAGTACGTCCGGACGCCCTGGGTCGTGCCCTGTACAAAGGGCCCGATAGGGTTCGATGATTTTCTGTTTACAAAGGACCTCGAGTGGGGTCACCCTTCTGGAGAGGCTCTCCAAAAGTGCCTATGGGACTGTTTCGAGAAGAAGGTGACCTCATGGGACCACGAGCACACGCGTCAGATCATGTCTAATTTACGTTCGAACGATTTTTGGACTTGATTGCGTTCGCGATGTGCTTCAGAGCGTTCATGATCTCGGCCCGTCGCGCAGCGTTCGCGGCCTTCTTCAGATTGTTCGCCATATTCACATTCCCCAGAGCCTTGGCCTTGTTGGCCTCGGCGTTGAGCTTGGCGTTCGCACCGGCCAAGTTGTTCGCGGCCGCGTTAGCGGACCGGTTCGCATTCCCGACCTGACCGTTTGCGGCGGCCCGGGCCGCATTATTGATCTGGTTTCCGGCCGTCATGACCTGGTTAGCGGCCGCATTAACGCGCTGAGAATTCATTTATAAATGACCTAGATTAAAAATCCTTGGCGCGGCTCGGTGGAGACGACGGTCCCTTACCACCACCCTCCTGAGAGTCGACCCAGTAGTGCGCCCCATAAACGACGAGCGCCACAACTATGCTACTGGCGAGTAGGAAACCCTTCTGAGAATTCAGGTACAGTACCACGTCATCCAGAGGCTTGAAGCCCGTGGGCTTCTTTATCAGCTTGGGGACGACGTAGACGAGGACAAAGTTAATGACTATCGCGGCCCAGACATAGTTCCAATTGAACTCGTGCATATTACACTATTCAGATATTTTATGCGAGCGCCTCGCGAACCTTGGCGACGGCGCCGACCGTGTGCCCCGAGACGTGGAGGATGCCGTCGGCCCACCGGAAGCTCGCCAGGGTCTCATCGTCGAACTCGACCCGCCACTCACCACCCTCGGGTGGCGCACCGAACACCGTCACGACGCGTTTGAGGTCGATCTGGAACTGGCCCTTGCTCGTCTGGCCCGCAAAGCGGGCGGCGACACTGACCGCTCGCCAGGTGGGCGTAACGGCGTGCTTTTTGCAAAACTCACCACAGGTCGCCTTGAAGCCGCACTGCTTGCCGGCCAGGGTCCGTGCCTTGCACCGGAGCGCCTCGTGGACCACCGCCTTGGCCTTTTTGGAAGGCCCCGTGTTTACGGCGCAGGTCTCCTGGGGCTTCACCGGACCGGCCAGGACCAGGACCGTCTTGTGCCGCGCCTCGGCGAGCTCGAGGGCCCGTTCGCGTGACCGAAGGAGCGTGTCGGCGAGCTTTTCGGGATCGGCGTGCTTGCGCGCGACCGCGTCGTCGTAGAACTTTTGCCAGAGAGGGCCACCCTTGCCCTTGGGGGGCTGGAGCAGTGTTTTGGCCGCCGTCTGGACTTGCGGTTTTTGAAGCGTCGCCGCCCGCCGCTCGGCTGGCGTGTCGAGCGGCGCGCGCCACTGACTATGGGTCGGGCGGAGGCTCTTGAGATCCATTGTTTTTGGTTTGGTTTTAGGTTAGGTCCTGAAGACCCTAGGCCTCACAGGACACGTTTTTTTGTATGAAACTAATAGGACCATGAGTAACAATGGATGCGGCCAACTAGGCGCCATCCAGACGCGCGGGACATGCTGGTTCTATTCGATTCTCAACGGGTTTATCCTGTCTGAGGATGGTCAAAAAATTCTTTACAACAAACTGAAGAATTTTTACAAGAAATTGAAACCAGCCGAGAAGGCCTATTTCGATGATGAATTCAACGCCCCTTGTCCGATGAAGAACTTGACCAAGACGAAGGAGATTTACTTTTGGAAATTCATAGACCAATACCTGTGCTTCATGAGTGGTCCTCGTGCCGCGTCGCTCAAGGCGGGCAAGTCTGCATCGGTCCTTGGTGGCATGAGCCTTCAGGGCACCATAGCCAAGCAGACCAAGGGTGGGAAGGGTGCGTACCCCCAGGTGGAAATCGAAAAGATTCTAGACCACGTTGGTTTCAAGGGTGATTTTTACATCAAATATGCTGTGGACCCGCCCAAGTTCCATGCGGCCCGTAAACCCCAGTTCGTCGTGGTCATGCAGAGCAGGTGGTACAAAAATCAGTACATGGAAGAAATTCCAAAAGGGCTCCTCGCCGACCCCAAGTACGAGTTGGTGTGTGCATCCCTAATCATAGAAAACACCCTTGCTAACAAAAGTGAGCTTCACAAGGCGCATGCGGTGGCCGGTTTCGTCTGCAACGGCCAGGGCTACATTTACGATTCAAACCAGCGCAAGGTTTTCAAGTGCAAGTGGTGGGATCGCGCCGAATTCATAAAGGTGGTCAATAATGAGGTCGGCGCTTACTATTCGTTTTTCAAAAATGGACAGATCAACATCCACATGTACGCATTCGCCATTTTCGCCCGCAAGGAATTCACAAAGGACATAGGGGTCTCGTGCCTCATGAAGTACAAGGCCGAGACGCCACAGGGTTACGGCCTCAATTTCACCGACCCTAATCTCGGTAGACAGCTGAATAGCGGCAAGTACAACTTCTTAAAACCGGCCCAACGCATCGCCCTCAAACGTAAATGGGCCCGGACCGAGCACAAGGCGGCCGTCTACATCAACAAGGCAACTTTTAATGCCATAGTTACCGGAGCCAAGAACCGTAATAACGCCTTTGACCAACTTAACGCATTGCGCCTCGCCAATTACAAGTACAAGCCTGAAAATTACAATGAATTTGCCAAGAAATTGAAGGAGAAATTTCCGATAAAGAGGCCGTCCACCTTCGCCAATGTCAAGGCGCACCTTAACAAGTTCACCAAACTCACCGCAGCCGTCCGTAAGCATCAATATTCCCTGGTGTGGAAAGGCCTCCCCATGGCTCAGCGCAGGGTCCTGATGCACTGGCGTAACAAAGGCGAGTGGCTCGCGAACAACGCGTTCGAGAACAAGGCAAAACCTCCCATCAAACGCAAGTCGGCCGCGAAGCCCAAGCCAAAGACGCCGAGCCCTTCCCCACGCACGAAACGAGCGACTCAGGTCAAAGCAAACTTTGAAAAGTATTGGAAGGCCATTCAACCCGAAAATAGAAAGATGATACGAAACTATGTCGCATCTTACAAGAGCCCTAGCCGTAGTCCGACCATTAATAAGCCCAAGTACACCCTAGCAAACGCCAAGCGGAACGTGAACGCGCTCAAGACGGCCAAGGCCCGAAAAGAGTTTTATCGAACGGGCACCGTCGGCAAGGGTCTGAACCCGACCAACCTGGTCGAGCTCAGCAAGTACATAAATGCCAAGAATCAAGCGGCCCGAAATGCCCGTGCGGCCAAGAAATCTGTTGCTAAAAAGTAAGATGTCCCCTCCGCGCCGCTCAAAGAGCGGCCTGAATTTTAGACCGTGGATCAAGGCCTCGGCGCAGCGCGCCGTGGCCAACTACAAGAAGCGCACGAGCCCGTCATCCGGTAGTCATCGCTCGCCCAAAACGGCCGCATCTCTGATGCGTCTTCGGGCTCGGGCCAAGCAGGCCGTAAACATGTTCCACCGATACAACGCTGCGACTTTCCAGCGCAACAAGGCCCGGGTCATGAAGATGATGAAGGAAATCGCCAACTACGAGGCCCGGCGGCGCCACAAGCTCGTTCGCCAACCGAGCGGCTCTTTCGCACTGGCCCGTCGTAATTAAAAATTTTAGTCCCGAAATATTAAAATGCAAATCTTTGTGAAGACTCTGACAGGCAAGACGATCACACTCGAGGTCGAGTCGAACGACACGATAGCGAATATCAAGGCCAAGATTGCGGACAAGGAGGGCATCCCGCCCGACCAGCAGCGTCTGATCTTTGCGGGTAAGCAACTCGAGGACGATCGGACCATGGCCGATTACAACATCCAGAAAGAGTCGACGCTGCACCTTGTTCTCAGATTGCGCGGCGGAAATTAATTCTCGGACAAAATTAGGAATGGCAATTAAGCCCGTAAAGTTCGGCCCCTACTTCTGGGGGACCCTCCATCTTGCGTGCCTCGGAGGAATCGATCCCATGGCACTCAGGACGCTCGTGGCATTGTTTCCCATGATCCTCCCGTGCCCTTCATGCGGGGCCCACTTTATGGAGGTTCTTAAAACGAACCCATTACCCGATACGACCGATCCTGATGAGCTTTTCCGGTGGTCCGTAGACGTCCACAACGTCGTGAATCGTCAACTCGGAAAGCCCGTCGTGAGTTATGAGGCGGCCCTGACCGAATGGACCAGTCTTCCCAAGGGACCCGAGCCCAAGTCGAATTTTGATCCAAAATTGTTGGTGATCCTGATCCTCCTGGTCGTGATAGGGTTCCTTGTATGGTCTCGGAACAAAATATAAAGATCTAATAAGATGGCCGGGGGTCTCTTTCCGGGCCAGCCGTTCGCACTGAATTTAAAGTGTATAGTATTCACAGCGCTTCTTGCGGGGGGTTACTGGTACCTCCCCCCCAAGAACCTCTGGGTCCTCGTGTTCCTGCTTTGGTTCCCGTACGTGGCTATGGCCTGGTACGACTATTCGTACGAGTGTCAGCGCGACAAGCTCAAGCCGACGCTCGTGCCGTTCGGACGCTACATATGGCTCCCCTTCAAGCCCAAGGGCTACAAGGAAGAGTTCGATAAGATGCCCCCAGAGCAGATCCAGGCCATGAACCGCCTCGATCATATTGTAGGTTGGTCGATCATAGCCGCCGTGGTCGCATATTTTATTCTTCGCAAGAAGTAATGGGTAACGAGTATGAGGAGCGGTTCGTCCTGACCATAAAGTTCGGGAAGTTCGCCCTTTTGGCCCTGCTCCTCATAGGAGGTTTTGTAAACGGGCACAAGTCCTATATTCAGAAGAATCCACGCAAGTTCATGTGGGATTCCTTTGCGGTCGGTGGGCTCTCGGCCGTGGCTATAGTTATAATTGCCATGATGCGTGGTCGTCCCGACCTGGCCGTGAATCTGGCTTTCGTGTCATTCTTCCTCTTCTTTGCATACAATGTGTTCCGTGAACTCTCAGGATTCAATGACGTGTTCGAAAAGGACAAGCTGACGCAGGGCGAGGCGAAGCAGGCGCGCGCACTCAAATGGCCCATCCTCGGCATTTTCCTGGCCGGGTCGGCGATTCTCATGTACATGGCCTACAAGGCCAGTGTACCGCACCCGACCGGGCGGGGATCGCTGTTTCTCGAGGCCGCGATCCTCGGCGCCTTCACTGCCGCGGCCGAGATGATCGTGGCCCGCAACCATGGGGTCCACTTTGACGGGATATTGGTCGGAGGCATAGCCAACTTTATACTGTTCTTCGTAGCGCACCTCGTGCTCCAGTGGGGCGGCTTCTATTCCCACCTATTCAATCCGGCTCCGCCCTGTATTTACTAGAGCCTTGGGCGTGATCCGCATCTGCAAATCGGTCCCAAAATTGCCCTGAAAAACGATGGGTGGATCGATGGCATACACGTCGAGTTTTCCCTCGGTCGCTAATTTACTCATAAAAATGTCAATCTGTAAACTGATCGGCATATTCTTGTAAAGCATCATCTTCGCCACACCCCGTCTACTTATGAGGTACCCATGGAGTCCCCAGAAATCCCTCACGCGCAGTAGACCAGGTCTGGGTCCCTTTTCATAATCGGCCAGTCGTACATGTCCGAGAAGGATCACGTCCCATTCACCCGGGAACTCGAGACGCTCGGCCGTCTTTTTGTAAATGGCCGGGTCCATCTCGGCATCATCCTCGAATACGAGTCCATAGGGTTTACCGCTCGCATAAATTTCGTCCCAGACCTTGTAGTGGCTCTTGTAGCATCCAATCATACCCCGGGTCATTTGAGGGTGCGAGGTGCGGAGTCCGGTCTTTTCTATGCGCTTAATTCCATCCTCAATTTCGGGCGTCACGGTCCCCATGAGCTCAAGGGTCGACCCGTCGACCGCCTCGACGCGTCGGAATGGCTTCTTGGCACCCAGGTCCGAACTTTCGTACTGATTGGAAAAATTTACAAGACGCTCTTTTCTTTTGTCTAAATTGATGAGGTAACTGTAGAACTCATCGGCACTAAAAAACGAGTGATGCGTCCGCAAGAGGACCACGGCCGCCAATAGAAGAGTCAACCCTACAATCACCGTCTTCATCCTGGTATTTACCAAGAAATAAAGGACACGGTCATTTTAGTTACATGACAGAATATGCCCGACTCACCCATGTCGAACACATCCTCAAGCGCCCTGATACCTATGTCGGATCACTCGCCCCAGATTCCGGACATTACTGGATTCGGGATGGGGATCGGTTCAAGCTTTCTGAACTTTCTGTTTCACCTGGATTGGTGAAAATCTTCGATGAGGTTCTCGTCAACGCGATCGACCAGTGGTCCCTGCATCCCAAGAAGGTCACGCATATCAAGGTGGATGTGGCGGGGGATGGCACAATTTCGATCCAAAATTCAGGGGTCTGCGTTCCGATCAAGAAGCATGCGACCGAGAAGGGGACCGATGGGAAACCCATTTGGGTCCCCGAACTCATCTTCGGGCACCTTTTGACGAGCTCGAACTACAACGACGACGAGCAGCGCGTGACCGGTGGCCGTAACGGGTACGGCGCTAAACTCGCCAACGTATTTTCAAAGAAGTTCTGGGTCGTCATCCACGATGGCAAGAAGGTCTACCGCCAGATCTGGTATGACAACATGAGCCGCTGCGATCCGCCCGTGATGGAAGCCTCGAGCGATCCCGCCTCCGTTTTGGTCGGTTTCGTTCCGGACTGGCCCAGGTTTGGAGGGCCGGGTGATTTCCGGAAGTTGGCCGAAAAGCGTGCATGGGACGCGGCCATGTGGTGCACCAAGGCCCGGGTCAGTTTCAACGGCCAAATTTTGGAGGTGAATTCACTCGAAGAGTACGCCCGGATGCATCTGGGTGACATGCCGATTGCCCGTATGCACTCCGAGAACTTCGACATTGTGGTCGGTCACAGTGCATCGGGCGCCTTTCAGCAGGTCTCTTTTGTGAATGGAATTGCGACGACCAAGGGTGGTAGCCACGTCGATCGGGTCGCCAAGGTCCTCACCGACGAGATCGTCAAGGACAAGCGGTGTGCGACGCTCAAGCCGGCTCAGATCAAGGCCAGCCTCTTCGTGTTTGTGCGGGCCGTGATCGTCAATCCGACCTTCTCGAGTCAGACCAAGGCCGAATGCACCTCAAAAATTACCGAACCCATTGAGCCCAAGCCAAAGTTCATCAAGGACGTGCTGGCGTCGGGCGTCCTCGACGATCTCGTTGCCAAGGGCCTCTCCCAGGTCGAGAAAGAGCTCAAGAAGACAGATGGGTCCAAAAAGACGCGCATTACGGGCATTCCGAAGCTCGACGACGCCAACTGGGCCGGTACTCATCGGTCGCACGAGTGCACGCTTATTATTACCGAGGGTGACTCGGCGAAAGCCCTTGCCATTGCCGGTCTGAGCGTCGTAGGCCGCAACGCGTTCGGCGTGTTTCCACTCCGGGGTAAGCCGCGCAATGTGCGGGATGCTTCTGTAAAGCAGGTGACCGAAAACGAGGAGTTCAGCAACCTGAAGAAGATCCTTGGGCTCCAGCATGGTAAGGTCTACAATTCTCTGAGAGAATTGCGTTATGGCCGTTTGATGATCATGACCGACGCGGACCTGGACGGCTCCCACATCAAAGGCCTGGTCCTCAACATGTTCCACGTGTATTGGCCGAAGCTCATCGAGCTCGGGTTCGTGGTCGCGATGGTGACGCCCGTCATCAAGGCCGGTAAGGTCTGGTTTTTCACGGAGGAGACGTTCCGTGAGGCCCTCGAGGCGCGTTCGGGCGGGCTTCCGGGTCCGGTCAAGTACTACAAGGGTCTCGGGACTTCGACGAGCGCCGAGGCCCGCGAGTACTTCAAGCAGATCGATCGACTCACGGTCGCCTTCAATTCCGATCCAAAAATGAACGAGTCCATGAATCTGGCGTTCGCCAAGGCGCTCGCGGACGACCGCAAGTCTTGGCTCATGAAGCACATGGCCGAGCCACCGCCGGGAGTCCCGTACGGTTCAGTCAAGGCCCTACCCGTCACGGACTTTGTGCACCGGGACCTCGCCAACTTCAGCGCCGAGGACATCAAGCGCTCGATCCCGCACGTGGCCGATGGTCTCAAGCCCTCCCAGCGCAAGGTGATCTTCGCGTGCCTCAAGAAGAACCTGACGAGCGACATGAAGGTCGCACAGCTCTCGGGCTATGTGGCCGAGCAGACTGCGTACCACCACGGTGAGGCGAGCCTCCAGGGGACCATCATAAATTTGGCCCAAAATTTCGTCGGTGCAAATAACTTGAACCTCCTCGAGCCATCGGGTCAGTTTGGGACGCGCCTGGCGGGTGGCAAGGACGCCGCGAGCCCCAGGTACATCTTCACGCGCCTGAACCCTCTGACTCGCAAGATCTTCGACCCGGCCGACTCGGCCGTTCTCAAGTATGTAGTCGATGATGGTCAGCAGGTCGAGCCCGAGTTTTACGCGCCCGTGGTGCCTATGGTCCTCGTGAATGGAGCCGAGGGTATCGGCACAGGCTTCAGCTGCTCGGTCCCGCCATATGACATCGAGGTTCTCAAGCACAACATTCGGTGCTGTCTGGACCAGGTGGCCATGGCACCTATGGTTCCGCACTTCAAGGGTTTCAAAGGTCGCGTCGTCAAGGTGCGGGACCATACATGGTCTCTCGAGGGAATCGTCGCGCGCGAGGGGTCCCAACTTCACGTGACCGAGTTGCCACCGGGTCGGTGGATCCAGGACTTCAAGGAACACCTGGATGACCTGGTCGAGAAGGGGACGATCCAAAAGTTCGAGAATCACTCGACCGAGACCGAGCCCAACTTCCGCATCTGGGATGGCGGTGCGCTCGAGGACCCCATCAAGGACCTAGGTCTGACGAAGACGATTCATACGAGCAATATGTATCTCCGGGGTCCCGACGGGTCCCCCAAGAAGTACAATAGCCCTGAGGAGATCCTGATCGACTATCTGGAGATCCGTCTGGGGCTCTACAAGAAGCGCAAGGCTTGGCTCCTCAAGGAATTTGCGAACGAAATTGCATGGCTCGAGGCCAAGGCCCGGTTCATCACGGGAGTCATCAACGGGACCCTTCGGGTCATGAACGTCCCGTTGGTCCAGATCCAGAGTCAACTCACGGCGGCTAAATTCCCGGACGAAATTTGGTCCAAGCTCCTTGACATCAAGACGTATCAATACACGAAGGAGGAGGTGGACAAACTCACGGCCCTCATTACCCGGCGCACGAGTGAGCGCGATACCCTCAAGGCTCTGAGTGTGACGCAAATGTGGAAAAATAACCTGAGTGAGATTTAGAGATGGCGAATATCCTCCGCCTTGAACGCCGGGCCCAAGCCCCGGTCGTCGATTTTTCAAAGAAGGAGTTTGACCGGGTCCTTTCTTTACAAGACCAGGTCTTCAATTTTGTTCCTAAATTAAAAGAGTTTTTTGGGAATCCACGTGGCGCCACACAGAGGGCGGTCCAAGCGGCCGTACAGGCCGTGCCTCCCGCACCGGCCCCGCAGGGTCCCCAGGCGGCCATTCAAGTGCCACCTCTGGCCCCGGTCGAGATTAGCGGGTTTTATAAAGTGACGGCTGAACGCGAAGCGACCTTTTATTCGGTGACCGACTGGCCCATCGTGCCCGTAGCGACCGGGTGGGTCATCGATCAGATGCCCGGACTCCGCGGTCTGTTGATTATCAAGGCCCTGAATAATCAAGCCGGTAAAGAACCCGAGGGCGCATATACCTGGTCCTTCACACTCCAGTCCGATATGGACCAATACGTGCCCGGCCCCCAATACGTTACGGCCGCGACGTTGTACCCTCCCGGGCGCATGTCGACCAGGCGGGGTGGCCCCATCTACGGATACTACGAGGTTGTGAAAAATGTGCCGACCTTTTACTTCACGACACCGCCGGCCCAGGGTACCAAGGCCGGATGGATCATCGAGGGCCTCCCGACTTTGCCACCCCAGCGCCTGTTGGATTACAATCCGTCCATCAAGGAGCGTCGGGTGGACGCCCGGGGCATCGAGAGGATGATTTTACGCACGACCGCAACGCTCGAGGCCGTCGATAAGAGCATCCCTAAGAATGCCGCACCCGTCTACGTCAAGGGGTTCCCGGTTATTATTAAAGAGCCGGACCCGACCGTGACGTTCGCTCCGGGCCGGTTCTACGGCGCGGTGAAACAGGAAGCGGCCGTGCCCGTTCCACCCAACATCAAACTTGGTACCGCACCGCCTCTTCGCGAGCTCAATGAGGATGTTGGCGATTTCCCAGAGCCTCCGCCCAAGTACCAAGAGGTCAAGGATCGTGGGTTCAGCCAGGGGTCGGTCCTCAGTCTTTACGCCCTCGGACCGCAAGACGAGTTCCTGTACACGAACGATTTCACAAAGTCCCAGTGGAATCCTCAATACCGCCAACACTCGAACTTCGTCATGTACCATCGGGCAATTCCGATCGGTCCGCCCCACCCATATTATCAGGGCCAGACGGTCCAGATGGAGCTTAGACCGACCGAACTCGGTCACCTTCTCTCAAATATGTATTTGAAATTAACACTCCCGACCCTGACAGGAGGCGCGGCCTACTCCCCCCAGGGTGGAAGGGCCCTCATCAAACAGGTGGACCTGCTCGTCAACGAGACCGTTATCGAGACTTTGTATGATGACTGGTACGTGATTAGGGATCAGATCTTCCTCGATGCGGACGAACAGATCGCCATGCAGTTCGCCACGAACGTCACACCGGCCGGGGGCGACGTCGTGATTCCACTCGAGTTCTTCTTTTGTCGGAGATTTTCACACCAAAATAAGGCCCGGGAACGTTTGCGCCGGCCCTACTTCCCTCTGTGTGCCATGTGGAACCAGAAGCTGTACGTCCGTTTCACGTTCCAACCCAGCACGTGGTGGTGCAACGCCGCATCAGTCGTTGACTTTTCGAATCCGCAACTTATCACCGAGGAGATTCTTTTGGAAAACAAGGAGAAGCTGTACTACCAGAGCACACCCCTCAAGTACATCGTGAACCGCGTCCAGCGCGAGGCCGGTCTCACGTTTACTCAGGATAATCCCCAGCTCCAGCTCACGGCTAATTTTCCGGTCCAGACGCTCATATGGTTCTTCAGAAATAAAGACTATGAGGACCCTACCGAAGCTAGTTTCTCAGACTCGCGCTACAACTTTGGGTACACGACCCAATATATCCGTTCGGGTATTAACTTGACGTTCCCATCGGGTCAGACGAACTTCGTGGATGTGATAAAGACCGCGAAGATCACGCTTAATAATGTAGACATTCTGAGTACGTTCCAGGGGTCACTGTACTATTCGTTCAAGCAACCTATGGAACATGGGCTCTCGATTCCTTCCAAAAATATTTACACTTATTCATTCGGTCTTTCACCCAAAGAGTATAATCAGGGCGGGTATCTAAACTTCGCCAAGCTCAATTCACAGACAACGACCCTGTCCCTGACCTTCAATCCGAGCTACGCGACCCAGATCGCGGGGGGATTCAATTTGTACATGTTTTACTATGGATACACTCTGCTTCAATTCCAGGGTGGATTTGCGTCATTGCCCTATCTGTAAGGGCCTCCTGGATATACTCGATGATGCCATTCGTGATGCACCACCGGATGAAGTTGAGTTGGGCCACGGTCGTTACGAGGCCCTGGAACTCGATCCGGGCCGTCCGGCAAAAGGGGTCGAACAGCTTCTTCGAGTACCCGTCCAGACTCGACTTGTAGGCCACGTGGACCGTAAAAATCTTGCCGTTCGGGGCCTTATAGGACACGTGTTTATTCTTCGAGTAGTTCGTCACGAACCACTCGAGTTTGCGAAGTGATGGCGTCGGGGGCCGCGCCTCGCGACCCAAAATCGCATGGAGCTTCTCACGATTCTCTGGAATATCGAAAAATTTCACCAGACTCGTGAGAAGAAGTTCGGCTTTACTCATTGAGTTTTACAGGTTCTAATTCTCTAAGTTATTCCCACGGGGCCTGTCCGGGCTCTTCTACGGGTTCCGGTGGTGCGTTCACACGGGGCGCCTGACCCTGGTGAAACCCACAGTACCCATTTTCCTTTGGAATTTTGAGGCATCTTTTCTTGCTCCTCAAAATTCCTTTGCAAAAAGCACATTCGATTCCGGCCGTGTCCTTGATGAGGCGCTCGATCGGGATCTCGTAGAGTCGCGAAACGACCGCGAGCGTGCTCGAGAGTTCGAGCTGGACCCTTCGCCGGACCTCCTCCTCTATGAGGTCCAGGATCTGCTTCTCCATATAACTACTAAGGGTCGAGCTTTTAAGAAGAACATTTCCGGGCGAATCGGTCGAGGAACGCTCTGCGGGCCGTGATCTCGGCCGAGCTTTCCGTTTTGACCATGAACTTCTTGTCAAAAATGACGTCCGCACTGACGAGTGGCTCTAGAAGATCCTGTACGGGCTTTTTGAACTGGTTCGTGAAGTAGTACTGGTAATCGATCGCCAGATTCTTCTCGAGAACCCAGGCCGGATCCTCGGCCTTTTCGAACATCTTTCCGGGGCCACGAACGATTACGAACGGGACGCGATCGCCCTGTTGGGGCTCCGAGCCCGGCGCACGGGCCTTGATCTTGTCACGGACGGCCACATGGGGCATCGGTACCTTGTAGTCACTCGCGAGCTGTTTACTCATCAGAAGCTTCTCCATCGGGACTTGACCCTGCATGAGGGTCCGAGCGGCCTCGCGCGCGGCCTCGATCACGGGCCGGGGATCACTCGACTCGAGAACCTGGGCCAGAAGCGCCTTGAGCGTCTCGCGCACGAACGGACAGCTGTCCCGGCGGACCACCTGGAGGCCCTTGACGTCGATCTTCTTGAAAACGACCGAGTCGCCCTTCTTTTCAAACATCTTGGCCGCGTAGCGCTTCTTCGAGTACAGAAAATACGGGCAATAGACCTTCTCGAGCTCAAGGTCGTTCGGGGCCTTGAAGAGCCTGGTGCACTGTTCGGCCGCGAGCTCACCCTGGGTCCATGAGTAGTCGATGGCCTCTTGGCCCCGCCGACCCTGGACGTCAAACTCGACCATGACCGAGTCCGTGTCGCCGTACCGAACCTTGGCGCCCGGGAAGTTCGCCTCGACGTAGTTCTTCGTCTCCTCGATCATCTGTCGGCCACGCATCGTCACGGTCGATGCGATCGCCACACACGGAAGCATACCCTTGGCCGCACCCGTAAACCCATAAATCGAGTTCATGGAAATCTTGTACGCGAGCTGTTGACCGTTGTAGATCGCCTCCATCGGCGTGCCCTCGGCCGCGGCCATGAGCTTCTTGGCCTTTTTGCGAAACGCCTTGAGGTCCGTGAGGATGGTCGGGAGAAGGGAAACCACCGGTTTCCCGTCCGCAGTCTGAGCGAAACGATGCGTTCCGAACTGTTCGTACTCGATGCCGGGCAAGTTGTCGTACTTGGGGTCCATGACGAGCGTCGAGTAACACAGATTGTGTGCGCACATGATACTCGGGTACAGACTCGCAAAGTCGAGGGCCGTGATTGGTCCGTAGTACGCGCCCGTCTGGGCCTCGAGGACCGTCGCGCCCTGGTAGCCCTCGTCGTCGCCGCCGGCCGATGGGCCCTCGCGTCGAAATGTCGGGATGATAAAATTCAGTTCAAGGGCCTTCTTCGCCATCTGCGAAAACACCTTGATTTGCTGTCCCCGTTCAGACAAAAAAGCGAGCGGGACCCAGCAGGCCTTGGCCATCTCGATCTGGTTCTGGATCTGGCACAGCTTCTCCATGAGCGCGTGCGGAAGTTCCGTATCTTTGAGACAGTACTCGGCGACCTCACCGAGGCGGGCCGGGTTACCCTCGGCGTATCGACTGAAAATCTCGCGCACGGGCATGTCGTTCTTCTGATCCTTCAGAAAGTGCTTCGAGACGTTGTTGAGCGAATAACTCTCGAGCTTGTGTTCGCGCTTCACGTCCTGGAAGAGGTCGAACACGTACCGGCCCTTCATCGGGACCATCTTGAGTTCGTTGTTCCCGAGTGCGCTGCTCGACAGGTTCTTGATCTGGAGCTCGGAAATGGCGTCCCGGACCCGACCCCAGACTGTACCAACGCCGTTTAGAACGGCCCGAAAGTGCAGAAACTCGAGGTCAAAACCGAAGATGTTCCAGCCCGTGATGATGTCCGGATCGGTCCGAACGAGGTACTCTGTAAACGCCTCGAGAAGAGCCTTCTCGGTCGCGAAGCTCTCGACGTCCGGACCGGCCGTCTCCTTGAGGCACAGGCAGCGACGCATCGTAGATTCGTCGCCCTTCCCGAACTCCCGGGTCGTCATGCCGATCTGGAACACGACGTCGCGCGGGTTCCGAGGGTCCGGGAAAGCCCCGGTGCTCGAGTAACACTCAATATCGAACGACATGATTCGCAGGGGCGCGATATCGTCCCGATCGATCGGCCGGACGCATTTCCAATTCGGCGACCACAAGTTGACATCACAGGTCGTGTCGGCGTCGGTCTCACACGGACCTGGATCGACCCAGCCCGTCGAGCGAATCCCGGAACAGTGCATGAACCGCAGGACCGGGTCGATGTTGGATTCATATACGGCGCAACCAAAGAGGGCCGGATCCTTGGGATTCGAGAGGCCCCAGGCCGCGCCTCGCATCGCCTTGTGGTTCTTGAACTCGAGCCGTAGAAACGGACGGAGCTCGCCGTTCTGAAAGCCCCAGAGATCGTGACCGTCCCGACGCTCACATGAGACGAGGTCCCGCCAAAAGGTCCCACGGACACTCTGGCGGAACGCGTCAAAACGCACACCCGGTGGTGGTTTCACGTAAAAGTACGGATTGAAGCGCATCCCGAGCGCGACCGACTTGCCATTTTCGGCCCGACCGAAGATTCGTACGACGTACAAATTTTCGGGCGAGTCACCGCCGTCCCATGCGACCGCCTGGAACGGCAAACTCATCCTAGGAAAAGATCGATTTATTTCTTAAATACCCTTGGGCTCGCGCCGTTTCGCAAGCTGGAGTCCAATGAAGAGACCGAGCGTGTTCCACAGAATGTCCATGGGATTCATGTAGCCGAAGCCCGATTCGGCCAGTTCCCAGAAGACGCCCAGACCCCAGAGGATAAACGCTTTATCGGGGAAAAGGTACGCACCCAGGGCGTAGTACAGGACGTGCGAAATGTTCCATAAGGTCATGATGCGTGGCCCGAACTGCTTCCCTTCTTGCGAAATGTTTTTTGAAAAGAAAATGATGACCGGATCCCGACCCTTATATGGGAGCGTATCAAACTGCATCAAGTTACCTAGTGTCGTAGCGATGAAAAATACCCCAAAAATCCCCAACAGAATGTATTGTGTGAAGGTAATCTTCATCCTGATAAAGGATCAGAAAAGATTGTTGGGTCCTATTAATGGACCTCTGGACCACTTTGTTTTGGCTCGGCTTTTTTGTTCTGCTTTTCATTCATGCCCGGATGTTGGCGCTCCACGTCCAGTCCGCGTCCCGGACGCACGCGCTCGTGGCGCTGACGGGTCTGGCGATGATGTTCGTCGGTTCCAAGATTGGGCGCGCATTCCTTGGGATCGCTTAGAGGCCCGTGGATCCGAAACCGCTCGCACCACGGTCGGTCAGCTGCGTACACTCGCCCGGGATCTCGACCACGTCGACCGTCTCGTACTTCTCGAGAATGAGCTGGGCGATCCGGTACCCCGGTCGAATCACGAACGGCTGATTCAGATCGGTATTCTGGAGTACGACCTTGATCTCACCTGTATAATCCGGATCGATCACGCCCGCCAGGACGTCCAGGCCGTGCTTCACGGCGAGTCCAGAGCGAGGTGCAATACGACCATAAGTTCCTGGCGGGAGCTGAACTGTAATTCCGGTCGAGACGACCACGCGGCGGCCTGCCAAAACGACATAGCTGTCAGTGCTGAAGAGGTCGTACCCAGCAGCACCGGGAGTGCTTCGGGCCGGGAGAGTTGCAAAAGGACTAATCTTGATAACATTGAGGGCCATTGTACTTTTGACGCGCCGCACAACTTTATTTACATGTACCAATTACTGGCTCGGCGTGCAGCGTTGTTCGAGTACCCGTTCCGGAGGAGCCGCTTATACTCCAGGTATTGTTTATAGACGTTGGGAGGGACGGCCATCATCGTGCCCGGGATCCGGACCATGGCACCGTTGTAACGCGCCGGCCGAGGCGGGGCCTTCATCTGACGCTGACGGGCCGGGGACGGCGACTTGCGCGCCGGACTCTTCCGATTATTGCGCGGGGGAGACTTTGGCTTGCGTCGAATAAGCGAACGGAGACGACGGAGCATTTAAAGTTAGGGTACATTTTTATTTAAATGGCCGTAAAATCCTTGGTACTTGACATCGACGGGGTCCTTCTGCGGGACAAAGCCCTCCTCGACCATGTCAGGCACAATTGCGAGCGCTACGTCAAGGCGAAGCTGCCCGAGTGCAAAGAACCGGCGCGCGTGAACCGGCTACTCTATGGTACATGTGGTCATACAGCCCGGGGCCTCCAGACCCTTTTTGGTGTTGATACAAGCGACTTCAATAAGAAGGTCTATGACGTCCCACTCCGGACGCGCCTCTGGGAAGTCCTTAGCAGTACAGAGTTTCAGGAGGAGGCCGCCGAGATTCACAAGTTTACACAAAACGGTTGGCGCGTTACACTATTCACAAATTCGCCCATCGAGTGGGCCGGTCAGGTCGCCCACGCTATCAGTGATGAAATCCACGTCGTGTGTCCCGAGTCGGACCTAACGACCGCGGTTCTGAAGCCCGAGGCGGCCGCGTACCGCAACTTCGCCAAGCATCACACGCACATCTTCGTGGACGATTCGATCGCGAACCTCCTCACGGCCCGGTGGCTTCCGAATTGGCACCCGGTCTATTTCAACGATCACAAGTTCGCACAGGGGGCGCTCAAGGCCGAATGGTGTCCGACGATCGGCTCGATCTGGGAGCTCGGGCTCTTCATCAACTCGGCTGATCTCCAAATGGAAAACCACGAGACGTATCTTTCGTGACCCTATACAAAATGTACTCGAGGTCCAAAAATAGGAGCTCAATATTCTTCGTGATAATCTTTTGATAATCGAACTTGGGATCGAGCTCTTTGCATAGGCCCTCGAGGAGCGAGTAGGTCCGAAGGATCACGAGGGTCGTCGGGTCGAGCTCTACGGGGACCCTCGAGGCCTTTTCGCGGATCTCGGGTGAGTTGACAGTGAATGACGTCAGATCCAAAGTCTCGAGGTACTTGAAATATTGTTTAACAAAAATTTTTGTGACTTCACGGTCACGGACAGTCATGCCCATCCGGATCATGTTGTCCATGACCTCATCAACGTTGGACGTTTGGACCCCATAGACAAAGTCCCGTATGGCCTCTTTGTATTCAGGAGTGACCCGAATTATGTTCCCAAAATCATAGAGGACCAAGGACTTGCCGGCCAGTCCGATATTTCCCGTATGAAGGTCACCATGGATCACCCCCTCGTAAAGCAACTGTTCTAGGAACATGTTGATGAGACGCTCGGCCTTGAAGGGTCGTACGATCTGGGTCGATGGTGTGTAGTCCATGACGATCACGTCCTCCGTTGACAACTTGGAATAGGGCCGGGGTATCTTCACATCGTCCCGGTCCCGATACATATCCCGAAACAGGGAAATGTTCCTAATTTCATTCTTAAAATCGAGCTCATTCATGAGCCCCTGTTCGAACTCCTTTAGCCATGGATTCATGAATTCCATTCCGAAATTGGGGATCAGGGCCAAGAGGCTTGTACCGTTTCGGATAAGGTCCAGGTCTTGCTTGATTTGAGCCTCAATTCCGGGTCTCTTGAATTTTAGTACAATATTCCGGTCCTTCAACTTGGCCCGGTGAACCTGGGCGATACTGGCCGAGGCGATCGGGACCGGATCGACCTCGGTCACACCCTCTGGAATTTTGGAACGAAATTCGTCAAACTTGACCGGGGTCACATTGTCTCTGAGGGGCGCAAGTTCTTTTGAAAACTCCTTACCAAATATGTCAGGTCGATTACTAATAAACTGACCGACCTTGACATATGTCGGGCCGGCGCCATCAAGGGCCCGACGCAGCCAACGACCCCTCTCTTGTTGCGGTACGACTTTGAGCCCGATCCCAATTTCGAGCGGTCTCAAAGGTCGTGGCGACCACATGCCTCTATTACTGTACTTTATTTAAAATTTTAAGCACCGCTACGAGACCTTTCACCATACACGCGCATATGACGTGATGAATCGGAGGCATTTACTATTACTCATCATCTATTTCGGCGGCCTCCTCATCCGCGGCCGCCTCGGCCACGTCATCACTCCACATGTCCTGGGTGTTCTTGAAGAAACCCTTCAGGAACTCCTGTTCCTCACGGGCCGTCTTCTTCAGGGCCTCGTGGATCTCACGGAAGGAATCCAGACGCTTGGACTCCATCACACGACGGGCCCGTGCGACCCGCTTCGGCAGCTTGAACGTCTTGGGGCCCTCGGCCTCGGGCCGGGGCTTCAGGGTCGCCACAGTCAGCATTTATAGTACCCAAGGTTTTATTCTTTAAAAATAACAGAATGGCGTGCTGTTCCGGACCGCCCGAATACCTGTACGTCATCTTACCCTATTTCAACTACTGTGGATTCAAGCGGCGCCGGGAACTCTTCGTACAATTTGTGAACGAAATTAGGCCCCTCAAAAATATTCGGATCGTCGTAAGTGAACTCCTGGGTCCGGCCCGACTTCCCAACCTGGACGTATGGAGACACGTCACTTTTCCCCAGGGTGATAGTCTGTGGCTCAAGGAGAACCTGGTAAACCTGGCCGTACCCAACGAGGCTCGTTATCTAGCATGGATCGATGCGGACATTACATTTTTAAACAAGAATTGGGTCTATGATACCCTGGACGAACTTCGGACGAACGACGTTGTTCAGTTGTGGCGGTCGGCCATAAATCTCGGGCCTAGTGGGGAATGTATAAAGACCGATAAGAGTTTTGGGTACATGTTCAAAGGCAGTGGGACTCCGTGGGTCCCAACAGACCGGTACGGATTTTGGCACCCAGGGTACGCATGGGCCTGTACCAGGTCCGCATGGCAAAAGATGGGCGGACTCATAGACTGGGCGATTCTGGGTTCGGGTGATCGTCACATGGCCATGGCCTTCGCGGGCCAGGCACTCAGCAGCGCCCCGGGTAATATCCATCCGAACTATAAGAAACTACTTCTGGATTTCCAGACGTGCGTCTGGAACTTCAACGTGAGTTGGGTCGAAGGGACGATCATTCACCACTGGCACGGATCCCTCGAGAATCGCAAGTACCGCGAGCGTTGGGAAATTTTAACCAAAAATTCGTTCGATCCACTCAAGGACGTGGGTCACGTACGGTCGGGCCTGATTCAGTTGAGCGAATCGGGCAGACGGCTCGAGAAGTTCCTGGCCCGATACTTCCTGGATCGGTCCGAAGATTCTTAAAGGAAGCCCGCTCTGAATTCATAACCAAAAATGGGTTGGGGTATCTCGATCGACCAGGATGAGAACGGCTTCGTTTACTGTCGCGACGCCGACTTTGAGACGGGTCCGGAGCATTATGAAGGCTACCCGCCGTGCAGTTACGATATGATCTACGAGGGCGTCGAGGCCCATCACAGTGAGATTGACTGGGCCCGCGACGAGCAGGGTGTGGACTCGGCCCGCGCACAGGCCTGGGAGGCGTTTGAATACGCCAAGGGACGCTGGAAGCGCCTAGATGACGCGGAGCAGTGGAAGATTCACGGGGAGTGGATGGCCCAGAAGCGCGCTGAAATCAAGGCGTGCGTAGTCGACAAGGAGGCCCGGAAGGCCAAGAACAAGGAGATCGCGGCGTTCGATCATGGGCCGGTCGTGAAGCTCGAGGACGAGATCAAGGCCCTCGAGGCCCAACTGGCCCGTAAACGTATGCAACACGCCGAACTGCGCGCGCCCCTCACGAAGCTCGAGGCCGAGTACGCCGCGATTACCCAACCGGACCGCGTCAAGAAGGAGCTTCAGGAGCTCGTGGACCTGGAGAAGGAATGGGCCCGGGGTCGTTAAATTCTTGACTAAAATTAATGAACTATGCGGTCGTGGAGGGCGTGCCCGGTCAATGGGCCATTAATAATTCGGTCCGAAATGATATTTTCGAATACGTCAAAAATATCATGGACCCTAACAATCAGCGGGGCCATTTCAATTCCTATTTTAAAAAGCGCGGGCGGAACTACATTGCCATAAATGAGAATGGAACCATCCTAGGATTCGCGATTCTTGGCCGGAACAAGTCAAATGGGACGATGAGACTCTATGTCATAGGCACAAAGCCCGGAAAGGGTGTCGGTGGATTTCTATTAAACCAGATCGAAAACGATGCGCGGCGCCGCGGTGTCCGTAAAATAAGGATCATGGATCCTGTGAATAACGCCCGGTCCTTTTATCAGCACAAGGGGTACCGATCCAGCGTGCAGGTAAAAGGGAACAACACCATGACGAAGAGACTCAATAGACAAAGAGGGCCTTCTCGCCAGTCGCCAGCGCGGCGCGCATCTTCGTCAGGGTCTTCTGGGCGGCAAGCTTCACGTCGTCAAACGCCCCGTCGTTGAATTCCTCCTCGAAATTGTCAACGTCTTCCTTCGTTAGGATCATCGTCTTATTCCGCCAACAGACCATCTCACTGGGCCAGACCCCCATTGAGATGGCCTGATCGTAGGCCGCGTTAAAGTCTTTTTGGGTCGGGAAGGCCTTGGCCTGATAAATGTTGTTGACCCAGCTCAGAAGGTCCGGGTGATCGAACTCACCGAGCTTGTTGCGCCACTGGGGGGTGGCGAAGTTAATCATCTTGCGCTTGGGCGCAAACTTGAGAGGGATCGTCGCAAACTTGAGGCTCGCCATTTGTGGGTGAATCAGTCACTGCTGGTTTAGACTTTGCCCGGGACACGACTCGTTTTTTGTTGAGCTCGGCCTCGAGGGCATCGATGGCCCTCATGAGCCATGAACCGGACAGAACGAACGCGACCCCAAAGGTCCCGATGAGGATCACGAGACCTTTGAGGGAGTCCAGGTCCATTTGGAAAGTTAGATATTCACACCTCTAAGGCAGCACGAGGCCGACCTCTTCCTGTTTCAGATTTTGGGCCAATTTCCAGTTGAAAAGATAGTAATGGAGAGTCCCCGTGCCGGGCTGGAACTTCTGGTCCCAAAGTACGTTCGTGTCGCGGCCCATCACGTCGAGCGCGTTGAAAACGTCGTAACCGTCCTGAACGGCCCACCCTATCGCTTCACCTAGTATCTGTTGGGGCGTGAGAGCCCCGGCCACGAAGTAATATGTCCAGGCCGCCTCGATAACTGGATGCACCTCATTCCCGACGACGGTACTCGGGAGAGAGTAAAAGCTCCCAAAATCGGTCTGTCCGTATACGAAACTCTGGACGATGCCCTTGCGGGGCAAAAACATGTATGCGACCTCTTCCTCGGTGAATAGCTGGACCAGGCGGTACTTTTTGGAGTTTTCGTTAAGTAGGACCGTGACCCATGGAACGTCCTCTGCCGTCATCGGGCGCGTCTGGCGCGGTCGAGGTGCCGCGTACAAGCGTTCGGCCACCGCCAGAGTCATCTTTGGGCTCAGATGAGTGAAATCGGTCTCGTGGAGCTTGCGTGGATTTAGGGTCCGGTGCCAGTACCGGCCCGTTGCGATCACACCGGGTCGTTCGGTCGCGCCCGTATACACGGCTTGCCAAACGCCCGTGAGGTTAATTCGGCGCGTAATTTCACGGATCATGAGGAGAGCCAGCTTCTTCTGGCGGAGCTTGGGATGGACGCACAGGAAGTTCACCTCGGCCATTGGAAGGACCGTGTCGTTAACTCGGGCCGTGAGGGGCGTCGCGGAAATGAAGGCCAAAAGCCGGCCATTCGCACTGGCCCGGACGCCAAAGTACCAGTCGTGATTGGCCCCGGGGCAATTCAGGGCCCACTGAATGAACTCCTTGGTGTAGGCCAGACGGAACTTGGCATCCGAGTCCTCGACGTAGTAATCGGCCAGGAGCTTCTGAACCTCGGACGCGGTCGCGTCGTTGTTGATGTCGCACGTGGACCATTCGAAACCGGCCGGGAGTGGGTAAGGTTCTTTGCGGACCTCGTCTACGGTCAGGGGAGGGTCAGTCGGGCCGTCCATTTTATTTAATGACGATTCACTTTCTTAAGTTCTTGTTCGGATCCCATTTTCCCCGGTACCAGGAGACCGGCGCCTTCTTTTTTGAAACCAGAACGAACTTGTAGACGCGCGCGACCCCCCACTGGTCCGCGGTCATTCCGGGTCTAGATCCGCCGGTTTGCCAGGCCCTCCGGCCCCGATCGTAAACCGTGTTGAGCGCGCTCCGCGAAATGCCCGTCCGGGCCGAAATGGCACCCTTGTTAAACTTGAGACCAGGATAAACCTTGTGGAACTGCTGGGTCCATTTGGACTTTTTGGGCCGGGCGAACTTGTCGGACCGCCCGAGCTTGAATTTACCGGTGCGCTTACGGCTCACGAGTTCGCGCTCACGGACCAGCATCATGGTTTTAGAGAGGCCCTTAAAGTACCGCTCGGGCCATTTACGCGTCAATGTGACATGGCGTGGGCGGCGAGGTGGCATTTTTTTATATACTATTATTATAAAATGAATGCTATAAGAAGCGTAGCCGACGCCCGGCGGGTCCTACGCAATCTGGCCGACTGGGAGAATGAGGCCCTCGGGATGGGCAATAGTCGCGTCGCTCCGCCAACGCGCGCACAATGGAACAATTTCGAGCGTCAACGGGCCATGGTTGTGCGTCGCATGTGGGCCCTTCAGGCCAAACAGCGCAATGAGCCGCGCCGTCCGGCCCGCGCCGCCAGGCTCATTCAGCAGAAATTCCGTCAGGCCCGTCTGCGAGGTCGGCAGGCGAGCCCGCCCCGAAGCCCGCGCAGTAGAATCACGGCGACGCTCCGGGCAAAGCTCAATAACCTCCGGGCCGCACGCAACTCGGGAAATCGCGGGAACATGGTCAACATCTACAACGGCATGGGTCGTGCGTGGGAGCGGGCCGGAGGCATCCACGGTGCCAACGTGATGAATAACGCCCAAATGATTATGCACCGGGCCCGGCTTATTTGATTTCCCTAAATGTCGAACGAGTCGAAGAGCTCGTCGATCGCCGTCTTCTTCGAGAGGCCGTCAGGTCCCATGACCTCCTCGAACCACTTGCCCTGTGGCCCGCACTGGTTCTTGTCGAGACGTACAAACTTTGCGTAATTGTTATGAACCCTGCCCTGACTCACCGCAACCATGGAACGGCCGCACGTCTTGTCACCGTGATTATAGTAAAGGCACACCTTGCAGAGGGCGGACATACTCATTTAGGGTTTATACGTTCTCAGGCTCTAAGGCGAGAACAAAGGTTCATACGTGAACACGCCCGGAAGCTGCGAGCAAATTCGCTCAGCCTCTTCGCGCGTCTTCACGTAGACGAAATTCATTCCATCGTTCACGCCTCGGATGACGTAAATCATTTTCATTTAAAATTCAAAGGGTCGATGGCTCTAAGGCCATCTCTTCGAGGATCGCAATCTTTTGGCGCGTCAGCTCCTCGACAGTTCCCACGTCCATCATGGTCAGTGCCTTCTTGGCGGCGAGGACCTGTTCCAGAAGCTGGATATGCACGTGAGAAAATGATTGATGGACACTCTTTTGAATTTCAGCCTCTTCAACTCCGCGAAGACGGCACTTAAATTCCATTTCAGAAATCTTCTTCTTGTGGGCCTCGAGCCTCATCCGAGCCTCTTTCAGATTGTTTTCGTACATCTCCCTATACTTCCCGTAGTCCCATTTGTTTTGGGGAATGCCTCCCGCGTACTTCAGTGCTTCGTTGACCTTCGCAAGACGGTCCATTTTAGTTAATCTTGTTACCCTCAACGACCTTAACTGGGAACCACCAGTCAATCACATCGGCCATACGCAGCACCGTATAGATGATGGCCGACGCGATACGACCGGACGTCTTTGAGCGCTTATCGAAGATGGCCGCGTACGAAATGGCCTTGAGGTCGCCCGTGTCAGACATTATTTAAAAATAAAGATGTTGATTCTCTAAATAGAATGTGTTGGTGTTTCTCCCGCCGTCCCAAGGAGTCTTCGTGGGTCTACAAGGAGACCCTCGATACCGATTGGGAAAAGCACATGTGGGAGACTAATTAAACCCCTTCGTTGTAGGGATAAGGAACATATCTGGACATGTTCTTCGCAAGGGTCGACCATCTGAGGTTCGTCTGGATGGGCATAAACCCGTACAGTTTGGTGAGTTTATTGAAGTTCTTGCCGTTCTTGGTCTTGTAAAAGTTGCCGGTTTTGTGATTGGGGTCGGCTTTCCACTTGCCATTGGCGTTCTTTATAACGCGTGTATAGGTACGGATAAAGTTAGGGCCGCGGTTATTCTGCCGTCTAACGGGCACGTACCCAACCTTGCCGTTATTACGCATATTGTTATTCGAGGGCTTCCACGGGTCGCTCATTTATTATTTGTTAACATTTTTCTCCCATACGATATTCTGTTCGTCGACTGTATCGTCCAATACGTCGAGCTCGACCCAGGTTCGGCGGTGGAGGCGCATCTGTTCAGCCTGCTTCTGGGCGTTCTCGAGCGTCGAGAAGCTCCCGATGAACGTGTCGTCGCCCTTCCAGCCGATCGTGAAAAGTTGGTACACGGCGCTGTTCATTGATTTTTATATGTTTCTCGTCTTTATTACCAGGGGTAACGATTTACCGACCCGGGCATCTTTCGCAATCGGTGCTCGAGATTTTTGAGGTCCGTGTAGACGAACATCGGAACCGACCATGGGGAGCTCATGGTGAAAAACAGCGTCCGTCCTACTCGATCCGTCACGTACTCGTCCTTATTCAGAGGGGGCGAGTATGCCACGGCCCTGACGAGACCATAAGTGAATGCACCAATACAATATTTAACAAAAGCCTTTTCCATTAATAATCATCGCGCGGCACTACTTTACCTGTCTTCGGGTCAATCTCGACCGTGGCGCCCTTGGGTATTTTGGGGTCGTCATTGGAAAAGGTCTTTTGGCGCAAGTTATAAATCCGAATCCACTCCTCGAGCATGTCTTGTGGCACGTCCGCGCCCCAGAGACGGCGGGCCTCCTTCACGTTCATTTTTTATTATTGGCGACCATTTCTTTTAGTTCGCGGATTTCGTTTGAAATTTTCTGGTGCCAAGGCTCGAGCACCAAGACCTGGAAGCTGAGGGCCATGGTACTCACGACGGCCGCATATTTTCCGTACATTACTATTTTAAACTAAAATTATTGGCCGGTCGTTGAACGGGATCCCGTTGAACTGGGTGGTGGCCGCACACGTGTAGGCCCCCATATTCTCCCAGACGAGCCAGGATCCTAGGTCGGTCCCTTCGGGCAACTCGTATTCCTTGTAAATTGTGTCACCCCCATCACACGTTGAACCGAAAATTGTTCGTTTGATGGATTGTCCCTCAATTTTGTTTCCAAATTCGTCACGGACCTCCTTGACTTGGGGTGCGGCGTGGTCGAACAGGATACAGTTGAAAGCACCGTAGAGGCTCTCGCTGATTGTGAGGCCCGAACCTTTTGTACCGATCACAGGGGTGTGCAGCTCCATCACACGCTCTACGAAAAACCTGCCGGGTTCGGCAATCAACTCGACGCCCTTGGGCGCACTGATAGTCTTTGGCAATCCATGGATGGACGAAAATCCTCCACCGATGTCTATGATGCGGGGGTCGTACCCATGTTCCCGTGCCAGGTCCAGTGCCTTTTCCGCCTTTCCCAAGGCGTCCTCAAAAACACTTGGACTCGAAGCAAACGACCCGACGTGAAAGGACACGCCAATCACGTCAAGGCCGAGTGTCCGGGCCGTAAACAAGAGCAAGTCCCACTCGTGCTCCTCGGCGCCATATTTGGCACCGAGATTGCACCGGGCCGATGGATCGTCGGCCCTAATTCTCAAAAAAAGCTGCGGCGCTAGGGTCTGGTCGTCCGACCAGACCGCTGCTATCTTTTTGAGCTCGCACACGCTATCAAACGTGGTCCGCGTTATTCCATTTTCTTTAGCAAAGCGGATTTCCTCAACACGTTTGCACGGATTTGCATAAAGAATTCGCTCTGGCACAACCCCCAAGTCCAAGACCTGTTGAATCTCGGTCGGACTCGCACAGTCAAAGTTGGAACCCATCTTGGCTAGGGTCTCAACAATGACCGGCGTTGGGTTACATTTCACCGCATAATACGGTTTAACGTGGGGGAGGGCCTCGGTCCACTCTTCGTACACATGCTTTAGTACTGAGAGGTTTAGGACATAAAAAGTATCCGAAGGAACTTTTTGGGAGTCCGAGGGGCCTGTGAAGACCCCAGAGCCGACCATCAAGTGGTACTCGTCCTGGAGATTTTAATTTCTAAATAATAATATGGTGACGAAAATCAAGAACCTTTTGTTGGCCGAGGCTCGGGGCCGGACGACGAAAAACAAGCTCTTGGCTCTCGCGGCCAAGCCCGTTCCCACAAAGAGACAACTTCTCATGAAAATGGCGGGCGTGCCAAAACGTATGCCGACCAAGTACCACAACAAAAAGGGCCGACAGTTTTACCTTACACTCAAGGGGAAGTATGTGATCCGCACGGCCGACGGTCGGTCCCTCTACGGTCGCAAATCCACCGACCCGAACGCACCCAAAGCGATCCGTCCAAAAAGAATTCGCAAGTAAAATTATGGTGAGCGCATCTCCAAAGGGTGGACCGGCCGGGTACGGGAACAACAAAATGCCCCGTTGGATGCGCCTCCTCATTGAAGCGACCAAAAAAAGTGTCGTGCGGACCCCAGAGTCGCATCGTCTGAGATCAGTAAACAAACCAAAACGAGTTCGCCGAGTTAAAGCCAGGCCGACCAAGTCAAAGTAAGAAATGGAGCGCATCTTCATCCTCGACCGTTCGGGCTCGATGGAGACTTGCCTCGATGACACGATCGGGGGTTTCAACGCGTTTGCTCGGGATCAGGTCCCTTTTGGTGGGACGCTGAGTCTGGTCCTGTTCGACCACGAGTACACGCCCGTGTATACTCGCAAGCCGATTGCTGACGTGGAGCCTCTGAACCACGAGACGTACAAGCCCCGTGGGTCAACGGCCCTTCTGGACGCCATCGGGCGGACCATCAAGGACAACTGGAACCGCAACACGCCGACTGTCATCATTCTGACCGACGGCCAAGAGAACTCCAGCCACACGCACACCAAGGCCCACATCAAGGACCTCATCGAGGAGCGTCAACGGGCCGGTTGGAACTTTGTGTATCTGGGCGCGAATCAGGATGCGTTCGCCGAGGCCGGCTCCATCGGGATCGCGCCGACCGCCACGATGAACTACGACGTGCGCCGTACTCCCGAGGCCTTCGCGACCCTGAGCGCCGCCCTTTCCCAGGCCGCATCCACT